AGATGTTGAATATATTGAGGATGCAGATTGGGTTGTACGCCGTCAAATTATGAGTGTCAATCAGGTTGTTGATCGTTTTTATGACGTGCTTTCTCCAAAAGACATTGACCAGCTAGAGCAGCCTACAGGTAAATACCGCAGCGGCTATGGAGGTGTCCAAAGCATGTTTATCAATAAACCAGAAGACGACGAGTCCGACCGCATGGTAGAAGTCATGCACGTGTGTTGGAAATCGTTTTCACGCGTGGGGATACTCAAGTACACGGACGAACTAGGGCAGGAGCAGGAAATGGTTGTTGATGAATCTTATAAAAAAGATGACACCGACGATATTACTTACTACTGGGTTAATGAAGTCTGGGAAGGCTATCAGATAGACCAAGACATTTTTGTGAGCTTCCAACCTCATCCGGTTCAGCGCAACGAAATGAATAATATTTCTGTATGCAAGTTGCCATATAATGGTCGTGTATACAGTAATCGCCATAGCGACAATGTCAGCGTGATTAGCATGGGATTGCCGTACCAGGTATTGTACAATGTTTTCCATTACCGGCTAGAGTTGTCTATTGCAAAGAACAAAGACAAGATTATGCTTATGGAAATGAACACTATTCCTAAACGCCATGGGTGGGATGAGGAGAAGTTTATGTACTACGCTGATGCTATGGGCTTTGCATTTATTGATTCTACAGCGGAAGGCAAGACTGGTGAGCGCGTAACCTTTAACCAGTATCAAGTACTGGATATGTCTTTAGGTCAATACATCGCTGCTCAGTTCCAGCTATTGCAGGCAATTAAAGCTGAGTGGGAAGAAAATATTGGTGTATCGCGTCAACGAAAAGGTCAAGTAAAAACATCTGATGGTGTTGGCGTTACTGAACGCGCGGTGTTCCAGTCATCGGTAATTAGTGAAGAGATATTCCGTCGTTTCGAGTCTTTCTTAGAGCGCGAGTACGCTGGGTTAATTGATACTAGCAAGATTGCGTGGAGAGAGGGTAAGAAAATGACTTATGTAACTAGCGATTTACGTACTGCATTAGTTAGCATTGACCCTCAAGAGTATCAAGAAGCTGAGTATGGCGTATTTGTAAAGAATAACAGCCGCGAGCAAGACAAGCTACAACAAATCAAACAGTTGACTTTGGCCTTTGCGCAGAATGGGCAGCAGCCTAGCACAATTGCGGAGATTTTAGATAGCAATAACTTTAGTAAGATTAAGAAGCTGCTTGGAGAGGTAGATGAGAAACAAAAGGAAATGATGCAAGCGCAACAAGAAGCGCAGCAGCAAGCAGCACAAGCGCAAGCACAAGGGCAGATGCAGATGAAGCAACAAGAACAAGCATTCCAAGCAGACCAGAATGAACGAGAGCGTCTGTTAAAGATGGAGTTAAAGAAAATGGATGTTGCAGCTAAAGTCACGTCAGATGCGGATGGGAATGGGCGAAGAGACGAGATTGACCGCGCTAGACTTGACGTAGAGCGTGAAAAAGTCAACCTCCAAAAGCAAAAAAGTTGATATTAATAAAATAATCAGAACGGTATCTGAAAACGTCATATAATTCGGTATATCAAATACTTTTGTAGCAATGGCAGAAGAAAAATCACTAGACTTGAGTCAGGTAAGCGTAGCGAACCTGCTTAACAATGAAGCTCCGTCAAATATTCCGGAGCCAGAAGTTCAAGAAGAAACTCCTGTTGCTGAAGAGCAAGCAGAGGTAGAAGAACAAGCTGAGCAAGAAACAGAATCAATAGAGGCTGAAAACGAAGAGGCTAATGAAGTCTCAGAAATGGTTGCAGAGGAAACGTCTGATGCAGACCAAGAAGATGAAGTAAGCGTTATTGATGTTTTGCGATCTAAACTTGGTTATGAAATTCAAGGGGACTTCTCTGAGGATTATGATGGAGTTGCAAAGTTTGCAGATGCAGTTGCTCAAGAAATTGCAAAGGAGCAGCTAGATAGCTTGTTTACACAGTTCCCTGATGTAGAACAGTATGTTCAATACCGCTATAATGGTGGTGACCCTAAGCAGTATTTTCAGGCAACGGCGCCTGTTGTTGATTATGCAGCTGTAGAGATTACTGAAGATAATGTCGGTATTCAACGTGCAGTTGTAGAAGACTTCTTACAGCGCAGTGGTTATACTGGGGAGGAAATAGCTGAAACGGTACAAGACTACATTGATGCGGGTATTTTGCAGCGTCAGGCAAATAGAAGTCTTGGGAAACTGCAAAAAATGCAAGAGCAAGAAGCAGCTACACTGATTCAGCGTCAGCAGCAAGAGGCACAGCAACGAAACCATCAAATAGAGCAGCAGTGGTCAACTATTAAGTCGACCATAGACCAGGGGGTTGTGCGTGGATTTGAAATCCCTACAGCTGATCGCAAAAAGTTCTATAGCTGGATGTCTGACGCGGTAGATAATCAAGGTCGCACACAGCGTTTAGTTGATCGCGAAAAAATGGATGTGGAAACACAAGTTGCTATGGAGTATCTGTTGTGGAAGAACTTCGACCTCAACCGGCTCGTGAGTAACACACAAAATACTAAGAAAGCACAGAATTTAAAGCAGAAACTGCAGCAGAATAAACCAGCTTCACAGCGTATGAAGGGCGGTAAGTCGTCATACACAGCACCAAAGAAGCTGCCGTCACTTAAAGATCTCTTATAACCCTTAATAATTTTATTAATCATGTCTGCTGACAACATTAAAAAGCTTCGTTTATACGAAGACACTTTCAACTCAGCGTCTATGACTGATGAGAACAGCCTTGCCGCTGCACTTCTTACTCAGCCAGACGTACTCTCTCCAGTTATTACCCATTTGGCTGGACAAGAAGACAAGCGATTCCCGCTTTCTTTCTTGACTGAAGGTATGGGTGCAACTAAGTACATCAACGACATTGAGTACGATTACCCAGTAATGGGCCGTATGAACAAAGCCGTTGAGTGTACTGCTCAAGCTGGTACTGGTGCTAATCATACCCGTATTAAGTTGACTTTTAACGAGCGTTGGTTTGTACGTCAGTACATCTTGGAGGCTCCTGACGGAACTCAGGTTCGTGTTATGGATGACCCACAAGCTGTTGCTGGTGGTTATGAGTACAGCGTTCAGTTGGTTGCTGCTGACGGAGTTGGCGTAGGCGGTTCTGATTTCGTAAACAAGATGTTTGTTCAGTTGTACGCTCCGGCTGCAATGAGCGGATCTCGCGGTAACGAAAGCCACTGGGTTGCACCTTCTAAAATGCGTAACCAAATCAGCTTGATTCGTAAGTCTTACGCATACGAGGGTAACATGCCTGACCGTATTGTAAACTTTGAATTCAATGTTGGTGGTCGTTCAACCAACTTGTGGTATGACTTTGAGGAGTACCAGCACATGTTGCGTTGGAAGGAAGAGACTGAATACGCATTGTGGTACTCGCAGTACAACCGTGACGCTAATGGTCTCATCCACTTGAAGGATGACAACGGTAAGCCAATTACCTTGGGTTCTGGTGTCCTCGAGCAGATTCCTAACGTTGATACTTACTCTACCTTGACTGCAGCTAAGATTAAGTCTGTTGTACGTGACGCTTTGTATGGCGCTACTGATGCTCAGCAGATGAACATCGTGTTGTTTACCGGTATCGGTGGTATGGAAGAGTTTGACAACGCTATGAAGTCTGAGATTTCTAACGGTCAATACATCAAGAATACAGACCCTAGCAGCTTCATTGGCGGTTCAGGTTCTAACTTGGTATTGGGCGGATTCTTTACTTCATACCAGCACATCGATGGTCACACGATTACTGTTCGTCACTTGCCTCTGTTTGACCACGGAGCACGTGCTTTGAACGCTGACCGTCACCCAGTTACTGGTTTGCCTTTGGAGTCATACCGTATGGTATTCCTTGATATGAGCACGTACGATGGCGAGCGTAACATCCAATACATTTCTCGTAAGGGACGTGAGTTGGTACGTTGGGCAGTTGCAGGTGCATCTGTACCTCCTGGATTCGGAGGTAACGCTCTCCGCGCTACTGATGTGGATGGATCTTCTGTCCACTTCATGAAAGAATGCGGTGTTGCTATCCGTCGCGCTACGAACTGTCTGCACTTAGAATGCACTAAGTCGTAAGACAGGTTTTGGTTAAGTTGGAGGGGGAGGCAGTAATACCTCCCCCTTTTACTTGAAAATAGAAATTCACTAGTTATAATAGATATGTCCTCACATTTAATCACCGTCAATCGTCGGCCGAATTACACTAATTTGCCTGATGATGTCTACGCAGAGTCCAAGCGTAAAATTGGATCAGTCTTTACCGCTTCCGGAGATATTATCCGAGGCTTGACGTTTGCAGAGCAGAAAGAATATCTGCCTGAAATTATTGGCATTAGCCCTACCGATAACGAGTTTGGTAGAGCATGTCGAGATTACTACTTAAATCTAACAGTAGATGTGCCTATGGGTGGGCTGGACCTTGAAGTAGGTCTGGATGACCAAGGCTATCCATTGAGTGTAATCGATTATATCAAGTACAAGTTTGTACTGGCACATCCACACGTTGCTGCAGAAGAAAACTTGTTGAATGGGAATAAAAAACTTCGGTATTATATTTCCGATGGTCGTAAAGAGCTGCAAGAAGCTAAGCAAGACCTTGTTATCCGTAAGAACGCTTACAAAGAGTTCATCAAACTTTCCGATAACGAAGAGCGTATGAACATGGTATTGCATGTTTATGGTTACAATCCGGCAAAGTTGACTAATGATGAGAAAGAACTGACTTTAGAAGAGTTGCAGGAAGATGATCCGCAGTACTTTATCGATATTTGCACAGATAAGAACTTAGAGATGACAGCCCTCATTAACCAGGCGCTATCTCTAGAGGCCCTTCGTCGAGTAGGCAACAGCATTTTAGATGGTGATATTACCTTAGGAGACTCGATGGAAGAAGCCGTTCTCTTCCTGAAGGACAAGAAAAATTCTAACGTTTTAACGGCGCTAAAAGCCAAGATGAAGGCTTTCGCATGATATGACTGTACAAGAGATGCATTATGCTGTAGATCAGGGGTTGCAAAAGGTAGCCTCATCGGTCTATGATTACTTCTTAGCTGAAGAGGTTGACTTTTGGTTGAACCGTGCTCAGGAGCGATATATTAAACAGCGTCTCTATGGACAGACAGACCCTAAGGGATTAGGATTTGAAGGCAACGTAAAACGTATGGACGATTTGCGTATGCTGATTTCTGTAGATTATACGGACGGGGTGCAGCCTAATAGTGCTGTTGACTTCGTTAATTTTGATTTGCCTATCGACTACATGTTCCTCGTTAATGCTCGCGTGACTTTTCATGTGAACCATTGCGGGGAACAGGTCGATGCGCAAGACCCTGAAGCAACTCGCGATTTACGCATTGTTGAACAGGATAAGGTGTATCAACACCAACAAAACCCATTTGCTAAAACTCGTGCAGAGTATCCGCTGGCTATTGTCTACGATGATGAAATTCGAGTGTACCAGGACAGAGAAAAGTTTATATTAAAAACACTGCACATGGATTACTTGCGTCAACCGGTTGACATTACCCTGTCAACAAGCGTAGATTGCGAGCTAGCAGAGCACACGCACCACGAAATTGTAGATCTCGCGGTGAAAAGTATCATCGAGGCCATAGAATCGCCACGATACCAAACAACTTCTATTGAACAACAACAATCTGAATAACCCATGAATAATTTAATTCATACGTTGGTAGTTGAGGCGCTAGACGGGGCTACAACACAAGCCAACATTACTGCTACAAGTATTGCTGATTCTGCCACATCAGGCAAACTCGCTATCCAACGAGATGGCGCATTTGTTGCTGGCAATCTCACAGATACTGGTGCGAAACAGTTTCTTAAACTGAGTGCTGCGACGGCTATGGCTGATGGTACTATTTCTGTAATGTCAAGCTCGGAATTCAAGCTTGCTGACATTGTCGGTTCGCATTATCAAGTTGCATCGGCACCTGCTGCTACTACATCATCTGTTGATTATAGCGGTGTTGCAGCTGCAGACAAATTAGGAGGTCAGTTCTTTGTGCGGCTTGAGCGTAAGGATGGGCAGGGAATTAACGACAGCGAGACATACTCGGGTGAAACTGTAGCTCAGCTGGTTTCGGAGTTTGCGGCTCGTAAGGCTAATGGCACAAGCGAGTTCACAAACTTGACATTGACCGATGGTGGCAGCAATACGTTAAATATCGCAGTAGGTGCTCGTGAAAAAGATAGCTCACTGAATATTAGCGCAAATGAAGGCGCAGCTATCACAGTTAATGCGCCTGGCAATAATGTTGGATCACTTGTTGGTGCTCGTAACTTAGAAAAGTCAGGTTTCATTAGCATGGGTGCTTACAATCAGTATAAGTTCCCTATTGTAGTTCCTGAAACTTCTACTGCAGCAAACCAAGACTACGGTATTTACACAATTGAATTGCAGAAAAAGGTTGGAGGACGCTATGTTCACGAAACCATCAAAATTCTGATTCAGGACGACGAAGCCAGTGCACAAAAAACTGTAACTGCAATCGAAAATCTTCTTGGATTGTCAAGTGCTGATTTGACTGTGCCAGTTGTAACAAATACGGTTGTTTCTATGGTTACTGATGCTACTGGCGGAACACCCGCTGGAACTACGTATAGCACCGCTGCAGGTACTGCAATCTTCGTGAAGGCAACTAACTTAGAAGTTGGTACGACAGCTATTTTAACAATCAACTCTAACGTTACTGGCGATACTGGTCACGCAGCTGTCCAAGAGTTCTCTGTTGCTACTGCTGAAGAAGTCTTCGCTGTAACTAGTGTGGATGCAGGTGACTTTGCAGCCAACAGTGTTATTAAGGCTACTCTCGTGTTGCGAGATGCTAGCAATAACCTTAGCGCTGCGAAGATTCAGGCAACTGGAATTACAATTCAAGCTTAATAATACCCCTTAATACTAATAAACATGTCTTTCGTAAAAACTGTTCTCGTCTCTAATGACGCCGGTGCGACTTCAACTGCTGTCGATCCTGGAAAATTGGTCCTTTTTGTTAATGATACTGCTACTGCTTCAGGCAGTTGGGCCGCAGCTGTTGCCGGCACCAAGTATCAGTTCATGACTGGTAATGGTAAAAGCATCCGTTTTGACGGTGCTGATATCGTAAAAGCTAGTAACAAAGCCTATACTGCAGGAACGTCTCAGGTTCTTCAAGTAACACCTGTAATTGAGTCTGATGGGTCCGCATTCATTAAGCTCATTGACGTTACTGATGGCCGTGAAAAGTTTGCTATTGCCACTTTTGAAGCAGTTGGTGCAGCAAATAATGCTGCTGCTGTTGACCAGTTGGTAGCTGCAATCAATGCTTCTAAGCGCGATGTCTTTAAAGATGTAGAGGCTGCAGAAAACAGCGGTGATGCTACGATAATCGATATTACCATTCCAAAGGGCTACATTTTCCGTGGGGCATCAAATGACGCTTCAAGTGCGGTTACTCAAGGGACGGCTCCAGTGTTGCCATTCGGTACTCCTGCTCTTGTAGCTGCTGATGTCGATGCTGCTTTGCCTTTCGAAGGTGTAACTAACCTTGCGGGTCAAAATGTAGTGAAGCCTGCTTCTACTGCTACTGGCACATACCAAGCGTTTGTTATCGAATTAAACAAAACCGTTGGTGATCGCGAGGATGTACACGAAATTACTGTGTATATTGCTGCAGCTAACACTACATTAAACGGTCAGTTTGATACGCTGCTCGGTCTCTAATTTTTAGATTATGGCTACAGGATACTGGCGAATCGTACCGACGTTTATACCTACTCGGTTTGAACTGTTTGATCACACTCCTATTGAAACAGATAGGACTAGTGTGGCTGTACAAATTTTAATACCGGGCGCAACTGCATACGAGACGTTAACTGTATCTGATTTAGGGTCATATGACCTTGCTAACCCACATAGCTTTCCCTTAACGATTGACCCAGCGGATGTTGCGGCTGAAACTGGGTCATCGTTTCGGGATGGGCTATACCGGTTTAAAATCACTTTTGTAATAGGTTCGGACACCTATACATTCGAGGAGTATTTCCTCTTTATTCCAGAGTTGGATCGCTGTATCCGAACGAAACTGGATACGTATTTGAAGAGCGTTTGTAACCTATGTAAGGAAACAAAACAACTTAATACGCTTCAAGAATTAGTAGTCTTGCGTCAAGGCACATTGATTGACGTAGACCACAACGAAATTACAGCAGCAAAAGAGAAAATTGTACTGATGCAAAATATCTGCAATGGCACTGGTTGCACTTGCGCATGCGGCTGCTCATGACCTGGAATCCAAACGATTATGACAATGATACTCAACGCGCCACCGCGTTAGTAAATCGCTGGAAAAACGGTACATCTGAAGTGTACCTAAATAGAGTCAAGTATGATTTAGAGCGTTCATGTGAGCGCAGGGACCATTTTATTGAAACCGCTTTTTACCAAACTATCGATAGCGTTGGTTGGTTTGATAACGATGGGTATGCAGGATTTGAAGACTATACTCCACCAATTCCACAGTATCGTTTATTTCTAAACGGCTCTGAAACTATAGGCATTATAGAAACTACGGGTAATAATACTTATTCACCAGGCACCACTGTATCAATTACAGTAGTTGATGATTCAAGCAGTGATGCTATTTGGTCTAATGGTGCACTGGTACGTTTGCGTGGTTATCCATCAAATGACTATACAGGGAATCATTTATTTGAGACGTCAGTATCGGTTACAAGTAATTTTGTAGCTACTACAATTACAATTCCATCAAACATTAGCGGTGATTTATATCTAAATGCGACACCTGGGGCTAATGATGTAGTTATCAATGAAATTTATTTGTTTGACGTAAATGATCCCCAAGGCGTAGATGCTAGTACATTAATAAGCAACTTTGGGGTTGTTCAAGACTATTACAATCCTAGTAACGTTACTGAGCAATTTACGATTACTCTTACACCGGTTGCGGGCATAACACTTAGTGATTATCGTGGCTCAATTACGATACAAGAGGGAGAGACTCTTAACTATTTTGGATATCAAACCGGTATTACTCCATTGCCGTCTCAGCTAACCTTTAGTTTAGATCAATTATCTCTATATCAAGCAGGCTATAACTACAGTAGCTCAATACGGGTATTAATAGGTCCTGTTTTTGAAATATAACAATGGATATTCTTGCAACAGTCATACAATATTGCAAGACTCATCGAAATGAAACACATGCACGTATCGCTTCGTTGATTCTTGAGGAGAATCCGACGATCGAATATAGTCACCGGCATTTGCGGCGGCTAGTTGCAAAAAACAGGTTCAAAACAGGTAGCGTTACTTCCGACATTACTGCAAATGCGGCAGAATATACCTATAAGGGTGATGCGCCAATACATAGCTTAGAAGAAGCAATTGAGTATTTTAATGTAGATACCTCTGAATGGGAAGTATCTCGATATACGTGTAATAGCTGGGAAGCTCAGTCAAAAACAGGTACCAATACAATGCATCAGGTAAAGATGCAGCTTGTGCGTAAAGTGGAAGATTTTGATCCCGAAGAAGCGTTAGCAAAACTCCGAGAAACACTAGATGGATTTCAAGTTCCACAAACACCAGGTACTGATATAGCTGTTGTTGCATTATCCGACTTTCATATTGGGGCAAAAGTTTCGGAAATGGGTAACACACCGGAATTCAACATAAAGAAAGTAGTAGCCCGTTTACAGGAAGTAGCTAGTGCGGTCAATAGCAGGCGGTATAAGGAGGTTCATGTGTGTTTGCTTGGGGATTTTATAGAGTCTTTTACAGGGTTAAATCATGCAACGACCTGGCATGAATTAGAACAAAACGGGCACGGGACTAATGTGGTAATTATTGCATACACGATTATCAGGCGCTTTTTGACCAGCCTGAATAATGTTTGCGGGGTATATATAGTAAGTGGCAACCATGATCGCATAACGCCTAAGCTGGACGGCGATCCTTATGGTTCAGTAGCTAGTTTGCTAGCTTTCATGCTGAAAGAAAATACATCGCTCAATGTTCAGCACAATGCTGTAATTTTGGGAGTAGAAATAGATGGTATTTATTACCTTCTTAGCCATAATCACCTGGGTATTACAAAAGGTGATATGGGTAAAGTATTCTGGGAATATGGGCAGCAAGGAATGTACAACCTGCTCTTAGGGGGCCATTGGCACTCTCGTAAAGGTTCCAGAATCTACAGCAAAATAGAAGAGAAGCAGGTAGACCAAGCGAACTATCGTCAAATAGCTGTTGCACCACTATTTACGGGTAACTTTTACTCCGAAAGTAATGGCTGGAATAGTTCTGCGGGTTACACGATAATTGTAAATAACGGACAAGGGAAACCGAATGTCTTTGAATATGTTCTATCCTAATGGCTGCAGGTAAATACAACTTCATTGTAGAGCAAGGGTCACAGCATGAAGTGACCTTACGCTATAAACTGTCTAATGGCGGCTATCAGAATTTAACTGGTTGGCGAGCACGAATGTCCGTAAAAGACCATATTACGGATACCGACTATGTGTATCGCGCAACAAGTAATAGCACCTTAGATACAAACTACGCCCAAGACTTTACTATACTTACTCAACAAGGAGACGACGTAGGCAGATTTACTCTTACGATACCTGTAGGAACTACTACCAATTTTACGTTTGGTCAAGGTGTGTATGATCTTGAGTTAGTTGATGGCACTAATGTCGTATACCGCTTGCTTGAAGGGAAATTTAAGATTAAGCCCCAAGTATCTGAGTAATGCCGAACATTGTAGAAATAATTGAGCCGGCTCGCAATATTGTGCAAGTAACAACTAGCCCTGTTACTGTTGAAATTACAGAAGCAGTTAACACGGTTGAAGTTGCAGCACTTAGCCGTGCAGTAGGTAATGCTACATTAGTGTCAGGTATTGACATCACTAATACTATTGGTGATGCTATTGCAGGCGGTACATATAGCGCAGGCACAACTTTAGAGGCTATTGTGCGGGATTTAATTGCGCCATTCCTTGAACCGGCTTTTGTTAGTGTGAGCTGGTCTGCAACGGGAACGCATCAAGCAGATGGGGAGACCCTCTTACTTGAGTGCGGGGTAGCTGCAACCGTATCAAGTGTTTCCGTTACTTGGAGCAATCCAGAAAGTTTAGATGACAATACGGCGCTGCAAGTAACAGACATAACAGCGTTTCCTAACCAAACACTCGCAAACCAATCTATTGCGGATTATGGCGCACTACCGGTACCATACGCTATTACTTTGAATTATACTTTAGGTACATCGGCTGCAATTAGCCCTTTAGCTCGCACTTTACGGATTAGTACAGGATATCTTGGAAATAACGGTACTGGGTCTTTAGTGGGGTTGACATATGATGCTAAGGTTGCGCATCGACATAGAACATATGTGTTTGCAAACCAATTATCAGCTGTGTCAACGTTTCCAGTAAATACGCTTACTGGTTTGCTAGGAACTACACCGGTTTTTAGCACTTTAGCTGTAGACCCACAATTAGATTCACAGGAAATTAGTGTATCTTGCACGGCAGAAACTGCAAATACAAGTAACTATACTTGGATATTTATTCCAAGTGCAGCAACTTTAGCAGAAGTAACCGCCGAAGTGGGCGGAAGAAGTGTAGCAGATTACACAGAAAGCTTCGTACTTTTTGATAACTCCGGATCATATTGGAGCGTATCAGTAGGTGGAGCTACCCCAACTTATAAAGCATATCGTAGTAATCAAACGGGAGCGTTTGATTCTGATGTTGTCCTAAAACTTACAATCACTCACTAATATGGCTATTAAATTTGGTGATACTCTGGAAAACCAGAACTCGAATTATCCTATTGTTGATATCAGTGGCAACAATATCGCTGGTATACATTTCGTAAGTTCGTTTACGTCGACGAATTTAGAGGCAATACCTGTAGCAACCCGTCGTCAAGGGTCTGTGCTTATTGCTCAAGACACAAAACTTTTGTATGTCTATGGGCCTTCAGATACATCAAATGGCACAAACCAGTGGAATGATATTACTGGAACTGGGTGGGCTGTGCAATCTGGGGATAATACATTAGGTGGCGACTCCAACTTTTCTAATGCTCTATTACAGGATAATACGCCATTAGCGATTTCTGACTTTCAAACGACTACTACTTATACTTCTGCAATTGACCAACTCAATGAAGTATTAGGTAAGTTAGTCCCTTCGGCACCAGCATCTTGGGCAAGCCAAAGCACTCCTTCGTTTGCGTTTTCTACATCATCTGCGCGTTTGGTGGGGCAAACAAGCTCAGGAACTACCCTTACTCACGATACCAATGGTAATACGGGTATTGTAACTACGGCGGGTACAGTAGTCGCTTACAACGAAAATACGGCTGCTACAGATTACGAAAAGACGTTTTCTTTTAATGGTAACAACTTAGCACTGACTCAATTTGTATTTTCTCTTAATGATGAGTCAGTACAATTAGCGAGTGCTTCGGCGACATCTGCTACTCTTGCAGCAGTAGACAATCAGTACGGTGGAGATATGACTATCTCTGTAACTCAGGGTGACTACCCAAATGATGGTAGCTCTTCTCAAGGTTTTTACACCGGTGTAAGTTCTGTTACTGTTTCGGCCGACGCGGTAGTAAACACTGCAGGATTTTACAAGTTCACGATTGACGATGTCGGTGGCAATAACGCGGGTAGCCAAACAATTTATATTCATCCTGATCCGGGTACGCCAGTCGGTCTTATAGCGCTCGGTAGTTCTGCAGCTATGTCAGCTACTGGTACTGCTGGTTACACATCTGGTCTTCCCTGCTATGTAAATCCAACATGGGACTTAACAATATCGACAGGTAGCCCAATACAAAACAGTGCATTTTTATATGGAGCAAGCACAGACACAACAGACAATGATTGTGTAGTATTTGGTACAGGATCAATTATTACTGCCCCAGCTAATTTACAGTATGCTAATTTGCCTAATTCAACGAACAGTATCGTTCGTCGTGGTGATGCTTTTACCAACTATGCTATAAATGGGCAAGCGACTAAGGCAGACTTGATTGCGTCAATCAATATGAATACAGCAGGCGGTCCTACAGTGCAGGTAAAATCAATTTTTGGAAACTCTACCGCAACCGCACTTGGAACGGGCGTGGGAGATTACGTTTATTTTTATGATCAACCCTCGCAGACTAGTGGTACTATGCGAGTGTTTGAAAACAATCTTTATAATACGATGCACACGTCAAATACGGCGGGTTATCGTGTTACTGACCCGGACAGCTCTGGCAGTGCTGTAGATAACCCTGACGAAGCTACTTCAGCGTATACGGCTTGGAGTAAACAATATGGGAATAATAGCAGTGGATCGTTAAGCATAAAAGCTCAGGATGCTATAACTGCGCCCACTTTTAATACTATTAATTCTTTACGAGTTAAACACGACACAACAGATTATACTCAATCGGGTTTTGATTTTAATGGTACTGTATCTACTCAACTCAACTTATCTGGACGTAGTAGCTCTACAGCTCAGTATGTAACATATGTCTTTCCGTGTAATATAACTGCTGCTGACATGACCTTAAAGTTTAAAGGCAACTTAGCAAGCGGTGGAAACTTATGGTTTAAAATCTTTGATAGTGCTGCTGCAAATAGCATGGAAACGAATGGGGGCGTAAATGGTTGGGTTACACCTACATTATTTTACTCGGGTTCTGGTATAGCTGGAGCTGCAGCTAATAGCGGATGTGGTGATGGTGAGGTGTTAAGTACTACAACTACGACTTTGCAAACGATTAGCTGTACAGCAGGTCTAGCACGGTGGAATGCCGGTAGCGACAATTTGATATATGTGCGTATCAAATTGGCAAGTGGAAACTATGTGGAACAACTTTCATTACAGGAAGTATAATCGATAATTACTATGGCTGGATTTTCTTCAGAGGAAAAACTTGACCTTCTCTATAAGAAGGTTATCTATGGCGCAAATAAAAGTGGGCGAAGCGAGCAGTTTGGCCCGGCATCGGAGACTTCTTCGACATATACCGCTGTGCTTCCGGACTATGTATGGAAAGAGGCTAATTCGACCAATGTTCCTACTACGCCACCATCAGCGACTACTGCATACGTACAACGTTATGCTTCGTGGACAAGTAGCCAACCCGCAAACACCACAGCACCGGTACAATGCGTTCCAAATACGGATTCGCCAACAATGGACGGTCAATCAAGTCCATTTACGCGATCTTGGAAAACCCAAGCAACTAATTGGATTGGGCCAAGCTTTGGACCTGGGTATTTGGTTAACGTGTGGGTAGGTCCGGCTAACTGGGATGGAGATGAGACCGACAGCACAATGACTAAAATCATTTTCGGAGCGAATCAAAATCGAGATTGGTTCTTCGATTATGAAGCCGGTATGTTGTACTGGACTAATGAAAACGCTGAGGCTACTGCTTCTAATACTTTCGAGGATTCTGAGAGTTTTACTGCATTTGATAGCAGCTATGTAGTATATGTTGTAGGGTATCGATATATTGGAGCAACAGGTGTAGGGTCTTCAACTGCCAGCACGATTGGCATTTCGGAAGTAGATGATAATGTTCTATACCACCTAGCTTTTGTCAATGCCAATGGTGGTGCTACTTCTAGTAGTTTATATTATGATTCAGACGATGATGGTGCAGGCACAAGCGACTACGGTTTAACTTATAACCCTCAGACAAATACTCTAACATTAGGCAACAACGTTAGCACTATTGCCTTAACGACAGGGACTTTTGGGGCTACTTCAGTAAACAGCGACTTGATACCTAATGCGACTAACACGCGAATTTTAGGATCGAGTTCTGTCAACTGGGATAAGTTATACTTAAATGCTGGTGGGTTATATTTAAATGGCGCTCAAGTAACTTCAAGTGCTACTGAGTTAAACTTGCTCACTGGAGTTACATCTCTTTTCAATGGCGATTATGGTAGCTTAACTAATACACCTACACTTGGTACTATTGCGTCTCAAGATTCTACTTCTGTAGATATTGATGGCGGCAGTATTGATGGCACTATAATCGGTGCAAACACAGCTGCTGCTGGTACTTTTCAGGCTTTAGCTGCTACTACAGGAACGTTCAGTAGCAATGTTAGTATCAGCGGAAATCTTACGGTAGTTGGAGAAGTCTTTCAAACGAATAGTACAGAAGTCAACTTTAATGACACCATACTTCGTACAAATGTTCCTACAGCAGGAGCAACCGCAAACGCTGCTGCTCCAAGTAGTGGAATAACTGGTATTGAAGCATTTAACGGTGTAGTAAACAATAGTACGTATGTTGCTGGTGCAAAGTGGGTATACGACTATTCTACGGATAAGTGGAAAGCAAGCAATCAAAGTTCTGCTCTTGTGTATGATAACGTAAAGACGTTAAAGTTTGATGCTACGGATACTAACACGCAAGTAAACCAAGCTAACGGCACGGATACAATGGCTGCAACGGATGAGGCAAACGCTACATCTGTACGTTCTTTAGGTGCTGTAGCAAAGTGCAGTATTGAAATTACAACCTCCGCTGCAGATGGTGGTACTAGTTCTAACTTTGCTCCAGCGGAAGCGGCAGCAAATGGCTATCCTATCGTACACAACTTAAATACTCAATCTGTGTATGTCTTTGCAATTAAGACATATGCAGCAGGCAGTTTATTAGCCGATCCAGTTCCAATTTTTTGCAAGTGGACGCCAGAAGACAATAACACGGTACGAGTAACTATTGGTATAACAGCAGAAGACGACCAGTACGATATCATTGTCGTGGGCTAATGTGCTATATTTGAGTCATAAATTCCTACAGCATGTTACTTAAAGAATGTTTAGAAGTCTATACGGCTTTTCAAAAACTCAGCAGCACAGACCTACCGTTAAAAAGCAGCTGGATGATTGCTCAGAATATTTCAAAGCTGAAGCCAATTGTTCAAACGTTTGAAACAGAACGTGATAAATACATTCATGTTTTGCAATCAAAAGCAGAGGTGGATGACGCGGGTAATCCAGTAGTCACTGATGAATTATCTGCTGAATTCGCAAAGCAGATAGACGAGTTAATGAACGAGGATCAAAAAGTCCGATTAAAGAAGGTAACACTTATTGATGATGGGCAGCTGTCCATTGAGCCAAAGATTCTTTTGGCGGCATTGGATTATATAATCCTCAAAGACGATGGCAATAAAACTAGCTGATGTATTAAGCAATGTAAATTCGGCTTATCCGGTTATAAATGCTCATGAGCAAACTATCGTGGGTTTTTATAACGGGGCATCTTCTAGTGCGGCTACTCCCATACAGATCTACTACAGTAGTAGCGAGAAACTTCATCTATCTCAAGACGGCACGACAAATAATTTGTTGTTTGCTACACGCTTGCCGTATAGCAACGTAACCTCGTCTGGTTCAATTGCAAGTGACTTTGCCTATAAGCTTCTGTCTGACAAGGGGGGTATCATTACAGTCGAAGATGAAAAACTGAATAATGGGAGTGGTGGTGTAGCGGCATATATTGCTCAAGTAGTAAATACGGGAGTTAATGCGGACACCGGACGAACATCTATGGCTCGTTGGACCGAGTTGATTCAGGACTTTGATATGTATGAGTCAATTGACTCTACAGGCATTACGTCAATTTTAGATGCAAGTGGTGATGAGTTTTATTTGGCTGGCTTTGATACAGCAAACAATAAAACCCGTAAGATTAAATGGGAAGATGTTATTGGTGCAATTGGAGGAGCGTTAGTACAAGAGCTTGTAAATACTGGTCTTATAACCAATTCGCAAGGAGGCGATAGTGGTTCAGGTACTGTGGGTGATTTAAACGGCGACGGCAATGTTAGTACCGCTGACTTATTGATACTTTTAGGAGGATTGGGCACAGGCGGTACTGGATCATTTAGTACCGCGCGAACCATAATGTCTGGCACATCAGAAACATCTGCTTCTTTTGAGGTTACCGCATTAGGAGATACTGGCTCTGGTACTTCTGGAACTTTCTTGCTATCAGATCTCACTACATTCGATTACCCTAGCTCGTACACGTTGTCCGGTACAGTGTATGGCTTCAATGCTGAGACTTATTCTACAAATGCCGCCAATGTTTATAAGCTCCAAGAGTGTGCTGTAAATGACAATAACAACTTAGTCTGGGCAAATCGGTACTTACATGTAACGATGAATACCAGTGTAAATTTTTCAGGGCCGGATACGTTATGGGCATTAATGCACGTCAAGATTATTGATGGGTCAGTGAGCAGCAATGAGTTGGAATGTGTTTACTATATGTCGCCAGGAGGATTTGCGCCAGACCAAGGCTTAGTCACTAATAATGGCACAGGAGGAGGCTTTCCAATAGGCGTAACAGCTACTAATACGTGGTTCGCTTCTACCGATCCTGTAGATATAAATAGCAACTTGGTAGCGGTAGCAGACAACTACC